CAGACGGGTGCGGATCGCCACCAGCGCCCTCCGCAGCGCACCACAGGGCACTATCGAGCGCGGAGCCGGAGAAGTCGTCGCTCAGAACCGGCGGGAAGTCGTCCTCGCGGGCCGGTGCGACGCCGACCGGGCGCACGGCCCAGCGGACGGTGTCGCCAGACGATAGGTTGCCGGAGCGCGACAGGGTGAAGTTGCCGACGCCGCCCTTGGCGATGGTGGCGTCGCCGCCGATGGAAACGGTCGCGCCGCCGGCACCGTCGTCATCAACGATGGTGCCCTGCTGCGGCGACCCGGAGACCGCCGCGTCGGCCGACGTGACCGTCAGCGTGTACGGTTCGTTCGGCTCGACGGCGGTGTCGCCGTTGATGAGCACGTCGATGTCGGCGGCCGTCTGGCCGGCCGGGATCGTGACCTCGCCGACCGGCATGGAGCGCACGGCCTCGCCGGTGTTCGGCGCGCCGGCCTCCCAGACGCGCACGTAGTCGATGGTGATGATCTCGCCCGGCTTCGAGCCGACGAGGACGGGGTAGTCGCCCTGCAACATCTTCTCGAAGATGAAGCCGGCATCCTTCCTGCCGGTCCATTTGCTGCCCGTGGGCAGGTAGCACTGGTCCGACGCCCGGCGGGTGGAGTAGACGCTCCCGTCCTTCGTGTACCGTTGCTCGTCCCCCGTGAAAAGCAGGCCGGCAGAGAAGAAGATGTTGTCGCCCGGCGACTTGGTGCTGGTCAGCCCCCAGCCGCCGCAGGAGAGCTGGCCTTGCTGCGGGACGCCAAGCTCCTCGTAGTAGTGGAGCCCCATGCTCGGATCGACCGGGTACTCCCAGACATCAGGCTCGACATAGTCGCGCTTAGGGCCGGGACACTGCGCCGGCAACCCGTAGAGGTGGCAGGTGTCCATGGACCAGAAGCCGGGCTGTCGATCAACGCCCTGCTTGTCGCTGGCGGCCGTCCCACGGGCGAACTTCCAGCGGATCTCCATGTACCACTTCGACTTTTTCTTCAGCCAGTACCCGGCGAGCGTGCCGTCCCGGTTGTCGTAAGTCGAACTCATGAACCAGTTGTAGGTGCCGCGCGTCGGCTGCACCGTCAGCGTGCCGTCGCTATTGAACTTGAAGGCCGACGCCGGGTCGGGCGTCCCGCCCCATGAATAGGAGGCACGCTCGGTGGTCCACTTCTTGCCGCCGGTGATGGCGCGGGCCTCGACCCGCACGCTCTTGCTGACCTGCGTCGGGTTGGCGTCTCGGGCGACGGTGTCGGTCGAGAAGTCGTCGCAGAAGGCGAGCTTCTCCAGGCCCTGCGCCTTGGCGATAGCCGGCGCGGCCTCGCCGCACTGGCCGCTGCCCGCGCCCTGCGTGAAATGCCAGAAGTCGTTCTTGTCGGCCTGCTGCGACGTGACCGCCCAGGTCAGCTTGACCGGCTTCGTCTGCGCCGCATTCAGGGTGACGCGGTACTTGTGCGTCGTCTGCCCGACGTTGCCCTCAGCCGCCGACACGTCGACCGCCGTCAGCGTGGCCACCGGCTGCCCGCTCGACACCGGCACGTCGAGGAAGTCGCTGTAGGTGGAGGTGTTGCGCCCGACCTTGCCGTTCCGCTGGATCGGTGTGTCGGTGTACTCGACCTCGCCCTGCTTGGTCGCGATGACGTTGCCGTTGGCGTCCAGCACCTCGAACGTCGGCCTGCCGCGCGCCGAGCCCCAGGCGACGCTGGACTGGCGGGTCGGCCCGTTGATCAGCGCCTGCTTGGCCGGCAGCGTGACCGTGGCCAGCACCGTCGAGCCGACCTTCACCCGCACCCGCATCTCGTTCGCGGCGTAGCTGGTGATATAGATGTTGTCGCCCCAGAACTGGCCTCCGGCCGAGACGGGGCTCAGCGTGTTGCCGGCGGTGGAGCAGATCTCGCCGCCGGTCAGCGCCCACGGGTGCTCCCGGTACTGGAAGGCGATGAAGGGCTTCGACGGATCGGGATCCTGCCCGGTCTTCAGCACGCCGCTCCACGCCCGCGCAAGGCGATGGTGCCCCCGGTGCGTGAACAGCTTGGTCTCGAAGCTCTTGTAGTGGGCGCCTGTCGGGAGCGTGCCACGCATGTGCGACGGCACGTTCGGACAGGTGAAGTTGGGATTGACGCCACCGCTCGCGACGTTGTGCGGGACCGTGTCGCGCGGGTCGCAGACCATGGCGCTCTCCCAGTAGGAGCCCTCGCCGTAGTCGCCCGGGTGCGACATGGTGTACATCGCCGGGACGTTGAGTTCCTTCGCCCGGGTGAACGCCTGCGTCGTCGTGATCCACCCGTAGTTGTCGTGCAGGACGTAGTTCGCGGACTTGCCACCTTCACAAACGTCGGCGGCACCGCAGTTGGTGCCGCGCGTCGAGCCGAGGCCCATCACGAACTCGGCGCCGGTGGACTCGGCGAACGTCTTCTTCGCGGCCGGGGCGCTGCCGACGCCGTTGAAGTTCCCCGACACCCACCAGTAGCTCAGCACGCGCGAGGCCCCGGCCGCCTTCCAGGCGTCCACGTTGGCCTTCGTCGGCATGTTGTCGGGCGTATTCCAGATCGTGCCGAGGATCACGAACGGTCCCTTGCCGGTCAGGCCCGGGAGCGGGTTGACGAACGTGCCATTGCCCCAGACGCCGACGACGGGCTTGCCGTCGAGGGTGCAGTACGGGCTCGCGCCGCCGCCGGTGTCGGCGGCATTGAACAGCCCGACCGGAGACGCCTCCTGCTCGTACATGACGGCGAGACACTTCTTCGTCGTCGGGTTCTCGGCGTTGTACTGCCGCATCGCCTCGTTGAACCGGGCGACGCGCCACTCCATGCCGGCGCTGTTCGACGTGGCGTCGAAGACGAACGCCTCGATGCCAATGAGGTGGCCGTCCTTGATGGTCTCGTAGTAGGACTGGCGCACCTTCTGCGCGTTCTCCGGGTCGCCGCTCAGGTTCGACGCGAACCGGCAGCCGTCCACGAAGGGCGAGCAGTTGCCGAAGCCCATGCTCGCGATGAACTTCTGCGGAAGCTCGACGCGTGCGTGGGCCGGCGCCGCCAGGGCCAGCACGGCCATCCACAGCAGGGTCCAGAGAACGACGCGGTGGATGCCGGTCATGGGAAAACCTGCGTCACGCCGCAGCGCAGGCAGTGGACGCCGCTTGCCGTCACGTACATTGCGAACCCCCCGCAGTGACACATCCATGCGTCCTCTCCGCGCCGGTTCAGCCCGGCGAATACGCCTTTCTCAGTTCCGCATTCCGGGCAGTCGAAAGCAACGACGCCCAGCGACGAGACCTGAACCCACTCGTGACCGCACCCAAGGCACAGGGCTGGCCCCACAAGGGAGCCCCCTTCCTCCTCTCGGCGAAGCTCGATTACCTCACCCATCACCACAGCCTCATCGGTTGTCCATCCGTCGCCGGGGCGCCGGTGACGGAGAAGGTCTGGCCGCCGACCGGCGCCTTGAGCGTCGAGATGCCGGCGGAGAAGAACGGCAGGTACATGTCCCACTGCCGGATGTCCTTGGGGCAGGCCCCGGCGGCGAGCGCGGTCATCTCGGCCTGCGAGAGCGAGAAGGCGCCGTAGGCCACGTAGGCCATGCGGCCGCGCACGTTGGTGTCGGCGATGGCGTTCAGGTAGCGCCTGCCGATCATCAGCGGCGTGCCGAACGCGCAGGCGCCGACCGTCGCTGACGACGACGCCTTCTTCGCCGGCGAGCTTCCGAACGCCGAGAACCAGATCTGTTTCTCGCCAGACGCTCGCTGGCCTATGAGGAGGACCCACTGCCCGAGCGGGAGCCGCTCCGTGCTGGGGATGATCACGAAGCTCGCGCCATCCGCGACGCGCATCACCGGGCACCCTGGCGTAGCGGCCCGGCCGTCCTCCAGCACCACCAGATTGAACTCCAGAACGCTCTGCGTTGGGCCGGCGGAGATGAAGCACTGGCTCTGCGAGCCGGCGTTGTCGTCGATGCGCACGAGCGTGGCGAAGCACCAGTCGCCGTTCGGCAGCGACCAATTTGCCGTGCCGGTCAGGTAGGCGCTCGTGGGCAGGTTCAGGCTCATGCGAACAGCATCGTGGCGGTGTGCAGCGCCAGCGCGCCGGCGGCGTTGCTGGCGACGCCGGTGTGACGCTTGATCGAGACGCGGAAGTAGTCGCCGGCGGCGATGCCATCCGTGTTGCTAACGGTGATGCTGGCCTCAGCCATGTGCCCGGCCGTTCCGGGGACGGCAACGGTGTTCGACGTGTTCGCCGTGTCGAAGCTGTCGGTGGCGATGGCGGCGGCGTCGCCGGGCGTCAGCGCCATCACGGCGACGGTCCACGCACCGTTCCCGGTCGTCGGGCCTTCGGAGACGAACTGGATCTTCACCGTGGCCGCGCCGCCCGGCCAGCGGAACTTGCGCCGCAATTCGTCGGCGCCGGATTGAGAGAATGACCAGACGCCGGTGTCTGCGACCCACTTGAACGTCGGCGGCGCGCTCGCCTTCGGCGTGGCGCCATCGAGGAGGTCGATCTGCGACAGGCTGCCGCCGCCCCCGCCGCCGGCCTCAGGTGTCGCCCAGACGATGTCGTAGTCGTCGCCGCTGGCCTTGGTCGCGACCTGCCCAGTCGTGCCGCCGGCTGGCATCTGACGGGCGCCGTTGAGTGTCGCAAGCTTCGTCCGCTCGGCGTCCGTCATGATGACGAAGCCGTTGGCGTCCGTGACGAGGTCGGCAGTGACATCGCCGGCCTGAAGCTCGACGACGCCGTCCCGGCCGAAGACGCTGACGACGGACTGCTCCATCCACTCCGGCAGAAGAGAGCCGTTGAGCCCGAGGAAGTGGCCTTCGGAGGTCGCCGCCGGCAGGTTGCCGGTGAGCGCCGCGACAGCGTCGATGGCGGTCTGGACGTTGGCCGCGTTAAGGCCGCTGGAAGCGTTGTCGTAGGAGGTCAGGGCTGCCGTGTAGTCGCCGAACTCGGCGGTGATGTCGCCGATCCGCCCGAACACGCGCGTGATCGCGCCGCCGCTGCCGCCGCTGCCAACGCCATCGCTGGCCGCAACGATGGTGTCTGCCGGCAGAAGCAGGGGGCCGCTGAGTGGCCCATTCGCCCCACCCCTGATGATCAGGAAGTAGTCGGTTGGGCCGTAGCTGGACGTTTGCGGCAGTTGGGTGGCGCGGATCTTATCGACCATCAGAAGATCACCACATGCACGAAGTCAGATCCGCCGAGGTTCGTCGCGGCGCCGCCGACGCCGTTGTTGATGGTGTTCGACTCCACGCTGTTCTGCCCGCCGGGAACGACGATGGTCGTCGCCACGCGGAACTCGATCTGGCCGGCGACGGCCGAAACGATGTGCACCATCCTCTGCGTCGGCCCCTGGAAGGTCAGTTGCGGGATGAAGGTGGCCGGCAGCTCTGGGGTGAAGACGAGCCGGTAGAGCCCGGTGCCGTAGGTGCTGGCAACCGCCGTGTAGCCGGTGCCCGAGATCTGCGCGAGCGTCGCGCTCGCCCCGACGCGGCAGGCGAGCTTGGCCTGCCCAGGCAGGCCGGTCGGCGTCGCCCACGACGGGTTCGGCCCGCCGCGCAGGTACTGCGCCGCGGTGCCGATGGCACTGGCCCGCCAGTCGGCGGTGCCGCGGATGGCGATGGCGCCCTGCGCTTGCCCTTCGAGCGTGATCTGAGAGCCGGTCACGGTGCCGCTGTAGGCCGACGCCGGGACCAGCAGCAGGTTCCAGCGGCTGGCGTCTGGATCGGCGGCAACGTGGCAGAGTTGCCCGGCCTTGATCGCGCCGGCTGGGATGGTCGAGCCATCGGCGTAGACGAGCGCCCGCTGACCGGACGAGCCGACCGTCAGCGTCGGGCCCGCGGCCGGGTTCTCGTGGTTCGCCCGGAACAGCAGCGGGAAGCCCTTGGCGAGGTCTGGGGCCATCGCCGAGGCGACGGCGTAGTTGCCGCCGGATCCGGTCGCCTTCTGCTTGCCGCTGATGTCGTCGAACAGGCGCTTGGCGCGCGCCATAAGCTCGCGCACCATCCCAGGCCACTGCGAGCCCTGGGCGGTCTGCGGGAAGCCTCCCGGCGGCGGGCCGGTGTTGGCGTCTGCCAGCCGGTCGTAGTCGAAGATCTCCGGCACCTACTGCTGCTCCTCTCGCTGCCACGCGGCCAGCGCGTTCGGCCCGTTGAAGACGGTGAGCGGACGCAGCGGGCGGCCCGTCGTGTCCGTGTTCATAAACTTCAGGATCGCCTCGATCTTCTTCGGGTCCATCTCGGTCAGGACATCGACGATGCGCTTCGCCGCCTCGCCCTCGGTGCGCCGCACCATCTTGTCGGTGATCGCGGCGACGCCGCCGATGCCGCCGCGCGTGGCGGCGCCCGTGAGGGACCCGGAAACGAGGTTGTGGACCCAGCGGAGGATCGACTTCTTCGCCTCCAGCACGGGCACGTCCGACATGCCGCCGGCGGCCATGCCGGCGTTGACCTTGGAGATGGCCTTCTCCACGGCCGCCATGACCGTGGCGGTCTCGTCGCCGAACAGCGGCTTGATGGCCTTGTCCAGCCCCTTCGTGGTCGTGATGCCCTTTGTGGCGAGGTCCATCGCGCTTTTGCCGGCGCGCTGGTTCGTGGCCGCGTCTGTCAGCATCTTGACCATGCTGTCGGCGGCGGCGCTGTTTCCCTCGAAGATGTCGAGCATTTGGTCGCGCAGCCGCATGGTGTCGTCGGTGCCGATGCGCCCACCGGCCATGCTCGTGGCCTGCTTCCCGAGGGCGACCTTCTTCTGGCCGGCGCCGATGGTCTTCAGGAAAGCGTCGAGCGTTTCCTTCTGCGGGAACGCCGGGGCGAGTTCGTCACCGAGCCGGCGCGGGTCGGCCGAGGCAAGGGCCGGCTTCGCCGCCCGAGCAGCGATCTGCGACGCCTTGATCTGCTCGGAGCCCTCGCGGACGGTTGCGACGAAGGCATCGACGGCCTTGCTGTCGCCGCCGAATACCGGCGCCATCCGCTTCTTCAGGCGCGCGATGGTGGAGTTGAGCGTGTTCGGCGGCAGCGCGTCTCCGCCCACCGGCGAGATCAGCTCGCGGAACCGCTCAGCCATGCCGGCGATGGCCTCGGCGCGCTCGTCAGGAGGGATCTCGTCCAGGGCCTCACGGGTGATCTTCCTGCTGTCGAAGCCGTAGCCGAGGTCGCGGGCGTTCTTCAGGCCGATGGTCTGGCGGTAGTTGGCGGCGACGTCCTTGTAGCCCGGCAGGGCCTCGTCGATGGCGTCGGCCATCTCCTTGCTCAGGCGCGACAGGCGCCCGGCCAGAGCCCGATCCGGGTCGGCGGCGTTGTTGGCCGCGCGGGCGCGGTGCGCCAGCGAGGTCCGAATGTCGTGCAGCCTGTTGACGTTGTTGGCGGGCACGTTCTGCCAGAGGAGATCTTTCCCCTGCTCGGCCAGCACCCGCTGGATGTCTTCGCTGCCATCGATCAGAGCGTCCAGCCGCGCGGTCTTCAGGGTCGCACCCTGGACGACGTCTTCGACGGTGCTGTCCACGCCAACGGGCGTGATCCCGAGATCCTGATAGCCGCGCCCGGCGTTGCGCACGCCCTGCTTGCCGACGTCCTTGCCAGTGCTGGCCAAGGCCCCAGCGGCGCTAGCGACCTTGCCCTGGCCTTCGTCGGCCAGCACCGTCGCCCGGTCGCGCAGCGCCTTCTCGGCGCCGTAGAGGATGTCGTCACCCTGCTTAGTGAGCTTCTCGCCGCGCAGGC